CGACCAAGCCCCACGTGCCGTGGCCTTTGGGGCTGCCCTGGCTCTCATCCACGGCATCGACGACGAAATACGTTCCCTTGAGGACATTGCCGGCGTTGCTACGCGGCGCTTCCAGCGTCTGCACTACGCCCAAGCCTTTGAGCGCCCTCCTTGGTCACGATGGTGGGCGCTGCTCCTCGTCTTGCTGGCGCCCCTGGGTTTGTGGGCTGTGGGCTTTTCCCCTCTTTCGGCCCACCCCGTTGGCGGCCGTCTCTACGTGGCACTTGCTCTCTACATTTTCTTGACGGGCCTCAAACACCCCGAGCGCATCGTGTGGACACTCCTCGCCTACTTCGAGCATCCATCATTCACTGCCCCCGTTGAGGAAGCTGTCAAGCGCGACCATCCTATCGTCCTTCTGTTGCTCGTGCTCGTTGAATCATTCCGCCCCGATTTCATCGTCACCGAGTTCTTCTGGCGTCTGGCGGTCCACGGCACGCTCACGGTCATGCCGATTAAGCACGCCATCTGGATCCATTCGTTGATCAATTTGATGGCTGTGCCCAAAAATACGACCTTCGCCTTTCTTTTTACATTGTATGCTATGGCGTCTGCTGTGCCCCGGTGTCGCGCGCGCAGCCAGGTCACGACGGCCGAGTGGGCATCTCGGTCCCGCGGCGAGTGGCGGCCTCCCATCCGCGCCAATGTCATCTACTGGCAACTCGGACAACAGGCACCCGATGTTGCCCACGTGGTCCCACCTCAACACCGTCTCGGGGACGATGCCGACGCTGACCGCGAGCGTACGCGCCGGGCTGCCCACATGATTGGGATCGGCCTCGCCGACGCGTCATGCTCGGCTTTCGCTTCGAACATCGTCAATGAGCGCGCTGCCCTCGCCCTTCGACAAATGCAGGATTACAAATGCGACGGCCCCTTTGTGGCCGATCTCCATGCGTTCGTCGATAAGCACTTTGACGCGCTCTTTCCCGACCACAAGCCCATCGAACCAACCCCCTTCTATGACTGGGCGAATCGCTTTCCCGCTGCCCGCCGCCGTGAATTCGAGCGGGCGCGCGACCGCCTGGAACATGACACCAGCTTGACCCTCCTCGACATCACGCGTTGAGCGGTGTTCTGCAAGGTCGAGACCGCCATCACCCTTCTTGACGGCGAGTGGATCGACAAGGATCCCAGAGCCATCATGTCACAAACGCCCGAGTTAAACGTCATCACCGGTCCCTTCATGCATAGCTTTGCAAAGTATCTGGCCGGTGCTTGGCACTCGCGGTTTCCCGTCTTTTACACCAGCGGCGCCACATCCGAGGACGTCGGATCATGGCGCGACTGGGCGGCCGCGCATGGCCGCACCTGCGTCGAGAATGACTGCTCGCGCTGGGACGGCACCGTCGGCGAGCCCCTACTGGCCCTCGAGGAATATGTTTACGAGCGCTTTGGGGCCCGACGCCGCGTCCATGGACGGGCCATTATCGACGTCATTCGAGCCACACGAACCAAGGCTGGCCGCACGCACCACGGGGCCCCCTTCTCTGTCCGGGGCACGCGGTCCTCCGGGGTGCCGTGGACGTCGTGTGGCAACTCACTCATCAACGGCCTCATCCATGTGTATGCGTACTTCCTGCACACTGGCGGCCTGCCCCCTGGCATGTGTGAGACCAATCGACCCTTCATGTCGTGCG